TGGGGACACCACCGTAACCACGGTTGGTATTAAGAAAGGATAATAATGAGCATCATATGTCCAAGTTGTAAAGCAACAATTAACATGAAGCTTTCAATAGGTATGAAACAATTACCCATGTGTGGTGATTGTTTAGTTAATATGGTTGAAGATAAAATATCCTGGTTAAATTAACTACTAAAATAAGGAGAGAGCAATGCCAGATATACAAGCACCACCAGAAGTAGAAGTAGAAGTACAATGTCCTCGTTGTGAACGAGACTTAGTAACAACAAATTATTATGGATACATTCCAATGCTTGCGCTTACTGATGACAATGAAGAAGTTGTTGTTCATCAAAATTGTAGTTTTCATTGTACTGTATGTGGTAACCATTATATAAATGGAATCCTTGGTTCACATTGTACTAGTGTAAACGGTCGTGATGTATGTGATAAGTGTTGGAAATCAATCCAAGCAACAGATAACGCTGAAGATTGGACAACATGTGATGAATGCGGTACTTATGTTCGTAATGACCGTAGGTTTAATGACGCTCTTTGGTCTAATATCCGAGACATGTATCTATGTAATTCATGTTATGAATGCGACATAGAATGTACTGATTGTGGTAATGATTACTATGAAGCAGAAGGTCATACTTGTCCGGATGACGAAGATAATGGTTCACGTTACATTCACAGTTATGGATACAAACCTAGCCCTAGATTCTTTGGTGATACTTTGTATCATTTAGGTCTTGAGTTAGAAGTAGAAGCCAAAGACGGTGACTACAACTGGGGTGCTGAGTATATATACAATCAAGTACATGACCGAGCATATCTAAAGTATGATGGTTCATTGAGCGATGGCTTTGAGATTGTATCTCATCCCCATTCATTAGAGGAATTCCAAAAAGAATTTCCTTGGCACATGCTTGATGAGTTAAAGACTAATGGCTTCAGGTCTTGGAACACTAGAACTTGTGGCATCCATGTACATGTATCACGCCGTGCCTTTAAACGTGGCAGTTGGATACAAGAAGAAGCACATCAGATTAAGTTCATGAAACTTATCTATGATAATCAACGTCAAGTCCAACGTCTTGCCGGTCGTGAATCTGGTTATGCTAAGTTTGATGACAAAGGTAAGATAGTTCAGAAAGTAAAAGCAGGTTATCAAACCAGCGGTCGTTACTCAGCAATCAATACTGAGAACGATAGCACTATAGAAGTCCGTGTCTTTCGTGGAACACTACGGAAGGAACGCGTACTATCAGCCCTTGAGTTTGTTCATGCGGCTGTTGAATATACTCGCAACCTAAAGATGGTTGCTACTGAGAAACCACTATCATGGATCAAGTTTATTGGCTATGTTAGTGACAACTCTAAGCAATACCCTAACCTATTCCTTATCATCAATGAATTGTTTGATAAAGAATCAACCGATTACAATCAGCCTGAGGAGGAAAACTGATATGTGTATGTTATGTGTGATACCACCTGGAGTTATACCATCAAGAGAGAAGCTTGAGAACTCCGCGCTTAATAATCCACACGGTTTTGGCTTTGCCATTATCGTACCTGAAGAGCATCGTATTATCCGCGAGCGGACTATGAATGCTGACGAATCTGTTAACAGGTTCCTTGAATTAAGAACTCATTATCCTAATGGCTATGCTATGTGGCATGCTCGTTATGCTACGCATGGTTCACGGACTGTACTTAACTGTCATCCGTTTGTAGTAAATAACGATGACCGTACATATCTAGGTCACAATGGAATACTAAATATAACTATTCCCCCAAAGGATGACCGGTCTGATACCCGTGTCTTTGCTGAGGACTTACTGCCTGCTATGGGTGGCGTTGCCGCACTAGACAATGACCATGTATGGCGCATGCTTGAGGACTACACCAGTGGTTCCAAGATATGTATCTTAACCGTAGATCCTGCGGCTAAGCACCAATGCTATCTGCTTAATGAGAAGGCAGGTAAGGTAGATGAAACAGGAGTATGGTGGTCTAATGATTCATGTCAGTTAGACTATGGCTACTCAACATCAAGTAAAAGTAAGTCTTACTCTAGTTGGTTTGCTGACAGAAACTATGACTTCTATAACAAAGCCGGTGACCCATATGATGTTGAAGATGTAGACATCTATGATTGCCCTAGTTGCCAAGCCATTATGGATGAAGAAGAAATCTTTAAGATGGATGGCAGATGTATCTATTGTTTATATTGCTTTGATTGTTTGAGTGATGAAGAGGCTTGCTTATGCAAGCGTCCTGAAGTTAAACAATCAGTAAAACAATCAGACGTTGTTAGTGGATGGGCAGGTGCTGAATGGTAGCCGAGCCTAAGTGGATGAGTGGTGATGATGAGTACGATAGGTGTAGCCTATGCGATGAACACCACAATCCATACAATAATTGCGGGGGCAATGACCCCGATGTATTACATGACGAGATAGGAGAGCTATGATGTATATAGTTATTGCTAAAGACAACAGGTTCCATGATAGTACAGATGTCCATGTCTATGGACCATTTGATACACTCGAGCAAGCACGGGCATGGCAAACGTCAATTAACTATGAGTCATCTGTGGTTGATATACTTATCAAACCTAGCTGGAACGCAGATTAGCGACACAGGTGGTGTTGTCCTCCAAATCCAACGCCACCTGTGGTAGGCTACATATGCTAAGTGAGCGGGGTTTGGCTCTCTCCTTTCCCGCTCCTTAGCCCTAACAAAAGGAGAGCAATGATTACCATTGACGACCACGAAATACCAGAACATATCTCTTACTCCAGCCTAACTACTTGGTTAGAATGTGGCTGGAAGTATTACATCTCACGTGTTATGAAGTTACCTGAACTACCAGCGTGGTGGTTTTATGGTGGCTCTGCTGTCCACCGCGCTACCGAAGAATACGATAGGAGAAATCCATGAGTCTGTTGGATGACTGGAATTTATGGTGGAAAGAAACAGAAAAAGAACGCGCTGAATATAATCTTACTGACACTAGTAACTGGAGAGTTGCTTCACCTAAACGCAATCCAGAAGATGGCGACTGGTGGTTTACCAATGGCTATAAGTTTTATGAGAACTGGGTAACGTGGCGTAAGACTAATACGCATATGCAAATAGCACGCACACCAGACGGAACGTTGGGTGTTGAACTAGAGATGGCACCTAAGATTAATGGCGTTGCTGTCAAGATGTTTATTGATAGATTGTTTTTTGATACAGTCAAAGGTGAGTATGCTATTGTTGATTTAAAGACCGGCAAGACTACGCCTGGTTCTAGTTTACAGTTAGCATTTTATGCGTATGGGTTACGAAAAACATACGGCATTGATGTTACTACTGGATACTACTGGATGGCACGTAAAGGCGAACTGTCTGAGCCGTTCAATCTTGCGGCGATGGACGACGACAAGATTGAACTGCTTGTTAATATGTTCGATAAAGCTAGACGAGAACATTTGTTCTTGCCTAACTTTAATAGCTGTAACATGTGTGGATACTCCGCACAATGTGAATGGAAAAAGGAGAAAGATATAAATGAGTAATGCCGAAGCTCCTATCAGCATCACGGTTAAAACCAATGCTGGTAGTTTAGTAACTGTCCGTGCAGACAATGGTGATGGGTTAGATCAACTCGTTGCCAATGCTCTAGCATCTATAAGTTCTGCCGTCACAGAACTTGAAGCGAGTGTACGTGGTGTAACTAATGCGCCACTTACACCTGCTTCTAACCTAGCCTATGCTGCTCAACAATTCCAAGCAACAGAGGTTCCACCTTTTAATCCAGCCCCCATTGGAGGGGGGCGCTCATGTCAGCATGGAAAGATGACTGCTATTCAGGGTCAATCTAAACAAGGTGGTATCTATAAAGGATACTTCTGTCCATCAGCACAAGGAGATCCGTCAAAGTGTAAAACAATCTATGTTCAAAAGCATGAGCCTGATTGGAATACATTCGTACCAGACAGGATTAAATGATGACTAACATTAGCCCTATTACACTAGGCGCTATGCTTAGAGCAACATTACAGAGTGACGATGAAGATAAGATTGATACTCTTTGGTGGATAGTAGATGAACTAGAAGGTAAACATGTGGCTGTGTAAGTTGTTTGGACACATGTATTTTATTCCATTTACATATGACAGAGATCCTATCTGTACAAGATGTGGACATAAACCATGAAAACATTACGGCGTAGTATTCGCAAATCAGAAGTCGGAGGGGAGCCTTTACCGGCTCCCTTTCAGGCTTTTGAAAGGGCAGGTATTATTCTTAGACGAGCAGAGGTAACCATAATTGCTGGCACTCCTGGTGCTGGTAAGTCTTCACTTGGATTACATATAGCTGCACGTTTAAAGTTACCTACCTTGTACTTTTCTGCTGATACTAATGCTCATACTATGGCTATGAGATTGCTTGCTATGTCAGGCAAGATGACACAGCAACAGGCAGAGAACTTAATGAAGACTTCGCCTGACACTGCTGAATCTATCTTGGCTGATAACAATCATTTGTATTGGTCATTTGAATCTAGCCCTACACTTAAAGACTTAGACGAAGAAGTCTCTGCTTTTGAAACTATGTGGGGCAGAAGCCCAACGCTTATAGTTGTCGACAACTTAATGGACATAGCAATGGATGGACATGATGAGTTCGGTGGCATGCGACAGGCAATGAAAGAATTAAAGTACTTAGCACGGGACACTAATGCCTGTGTGTTAGTACTTCACCATACTAAGGAGGGCTTCAACGGCTCACCTTGTCAACCAAGAAACTCACTCCAAGGTATGGTCAATCAAGTACCAGC